GTTTCCAGAAGAATTAGCATCACCAGATTTAAATACTTTCTTATAGGTAGTGCTTCCTACCTTAACTTCAAAGCCATACTCTTTTTCGTAATCTCCTTGTTGAATAAATATCAACGCTTCAGTAGCAACCGAAGAAGAAGTAGTAGAGCCTTCAGTGATAACTGTGTCGGCATTTAAAAGAAAAGTGCTGTCTGCTATTGTAAGAGCTTTGAGAGAAGAACGAGCCGTTGAGGTGGCTAAGTATGTACCACTAACAGAATACGAATCTGCACTATTAATTTGAACCACATTACCATTAAGAAGGTTGTATGCTTTTAAAGCTGTACCATCATGTATGATTACATATCTTTCAGTCTCGTCTCTATTAATAAAATGTACAAAGCTATTAGAATCTATAGCAGAGGAGACTAATCTTGCTATGTGATTAGTGTTTGGTCTTTTACTTAATCCATCTACAACAGAACTGATAGCGTTAGTTTGCTCTTCACACTGACCTTCAAAACGAATTGAGTCAGGTTGCTGAGATACACCACCAATAAGATTGGGGAGGGAAGTATTAAGTAATGCCATTAAGATAAATCGTAGTTACGATTGATGCCAACTCTAACTGCTGCGTCATAGTTGTCAAAGATAGTCCTATCAGAAGTACGTCCATCTGCTTCTTGTAGGTTAGAACGAGCAACGTATTCATCACGAGCAATCAAAGCTTCTAGTTCCTTAGAGCCAACAATACGCCCTTGGAATATTCTTGATGCTTTGAGAGTGATGTATCTACGAGCTACTTCTGGTAAGCTGTCCCAAACAAGTAAACGAGTTTGGTTTACTGTCAGGTCGCTTGTGAAAGTCGTTGTATTATTCTTGCGGTCAAACAGAGTTGCTCCACGCTGAACAATATCTAAAGTTGTATCTACTGTGTCAAACTGAATGATGTCAGTAGTCAAAGTTATCAAACCACCTGCTGGGGAATACTTTACATTTACCTCAGTATTAAAGTGCCATCCCTCGGTCTGTACCTCTTTGCTTATTTCATCGAGAACAGCCTTAGCAGTAGAAACTGAAACAGGTAAGTTAGCGTTACTTAGGCTATTCACTGGGGCTTCCCCAATGTGACCTAGCATAGAGTTTACTGCTTCAAGTTCTGTTGTTAATGTTGCCATATTTTTAAGATTTAGTTTTTACTTTCGCTTTGGGGGTGTTACTTACAAATTGTTTTCCCTGAGAGCCGGCTTTCTTTTTCTTTCGTGCCGTTGATGCTCTTTCAGATTTACTAAGGCTTAATGCCTTTCGCTTTGGTAAACATCTATCAGGGTTCTTTTTATTCTTAGATGTACCACAAGCACCTTTTATGTTTCCGTCTGTACCAATGCGTACCCATTGTTGTCTTCTCCACTTAGCTAACTCACCCATTACTTTTTAATTTTAAGTTTCTTACGTTTGCCGTAGTTTGGGTCTTTGCAGTATTTTGATGCTGCCATGTTAGCATACGCTGATGGGTACTTATCGAAGGTACGCTTTGCCCAAGCTATACCTTTAGGACATATCTTAGCCATTAGTAACTTGGTTGAGACTTTTTAGCCTTCTTCTTCTTTTTGATTTTTAATTTAGGTCTGTACATAATTTAACATTTCCATCGTTTAAGGGCTAAAGCTTTACGAGTAGGTCTACCTTTAGAATCTTTCATAGCTCCTTTAACACCAGACATTCTAGCACAGAAGCTACGCTTTCTAGCTCCGCCTTTTGGTTGTGGGGCTTTAAGATTTGAACCTGTCTTCTTATTATAGTAGTCACGACCTTTCTTGGTCAGTCCACCTTTATCAGACTTATGTTCTTTTCGTAATGATACACCTTTTCGTTTCATATAATAAAAAAGCCCCCCAAGGGATTAACCAAGGAGGGCTTTGAATTAAGAGGGTTTATGCAGGAAGAATCTTCACTGAACACTCAGGGCGAAGGACACCATGACCCATTGCATACTTAGCAACGAATAGTGTACCTTGACGCTCGATTTGGTACTCGGACTCTGTAGCGAGGTCAAGCAACTTAACAGTACCGATAGCTTCTTTAGTACCAACAAGGATACCATGTTCACCACTGTTGTTAAGTGCGGAGAAGTCACCATTGTAACCTACTCCACTTCCACCGAACACATCGTTGTTAGCAGAACCATCATCATTGTCAGCAGAGCTTTGGTCAACAGCGATGTTGCCTTCAGCGATAACTTCTAGGAAGTTGTTGCTCTTCTTGAGTTGGATGCCAGCAACCTCAACGATTGTGCCGCGAGCAGCATCAGCAGAACCACCAGAGGTGTCTTTGTTGATAGCAACATTATCAGCAGTCAATAGTTTGTAGTATTGAGCAGGAGTAACGATAGCGTAACGTCCTTCACTTGGAGCGTCTACTTCGTCAAGCTTAGTAGCAGCCGCATATAATGCGTCGATGATGCCAGCAGTGGTGTTAGTAGTTGCACCTGTGATTGAGTTACCAGCAGCTTGAGGAGCAGAAGCACCGGAAGAAGCAGCAGCGAAGAGTGTCTTCATTGTTGCTATGTCGAAGCGTTTTGCTAGAGCTTTTCCAAGCTCGCTTGCATAGATAGAACGCACGTCATAGTGGCTCTTTAGTTCATCAATATTAGCAATGAATGTGGATGATACAAGAACATCATCAATAGTGATGACACGCTCGTTCATTCCAATGCTGCTTAACATTGAGTTACCTGAGTCAGCGATGTTGACTCCGGGAGTATGATACTTTGCAGTTGCTATTCCACTGACTGGGAACTGAGCAGACTTACCAGATGAGATTGTCCTCATCATGTGTAGGTCTTTCATGACATTGTTTTGTTCAAAAGCAGTCAAGATTTCTCCTGAGAAGACTTTGAGAAACAATGCGTCATTATCAGAACCGCCAGAAATAAGACCACTGCGACTTGGGGATGTATTACCATTTGCCATAATTTTTGTCTTTCTTTATTAGGGGTTGATTTTAGTTTATTGTTTTTTGTCTTCGATTATCTGCTTACCAAATGTTATCCTCCTCAGAGGGCATTGTGCTTACTAATCTTCAACGAAAGTTATAGGAAGGTCATAGCTCTTTTAGCGTATGCTTCCAGATGTTGTTGCTTATAATCTTTGCGTGGGGTTTCTACTCGTCTCCAAGCACCACCACCACCATTCCATATAAACAACCAATGCTTAACAGTTACCTCTATTCCTTGCCTTTGAATGTGCTTTGAATAGTGGTGTAATACTGTATAAGCAATCTCTTTAGAAATTGTTGGGTCGAAACAATCTTCATGCGTGAGGCTTTCACCACTGATGCGGTTGTAGTCTGTAACCATGATAGACGTGATTTGATAATAACCAAAGGCTTTACCATTATCCCCAGTAACCTGTGGGCTACTATTCGGATACACTTCCCACAGAGGGATTTTTGACACGAAGTCGGAGAGATACAGAATTTCATTTGCTTTTAATGGGTGGGCTAGGAACACAGCTAACGCTAGTATGTATAAGGATTTCATTCATGTTATTTGATTGTCGATGAACCGAAGTAGAAACCAACAATGGCTAGCACTGTTTGTCTTATCTCCGGTAGGATGACGTACCCTGATAGGGTTTCATATGATGTACTACTAAACAGTCCAAAGAGATACTTGCTGTCTTTACCAACAGTAATTCCTTCAGGGCTGTGAGCTAAAATAAATGGTGCTACTACAACACCAAACAGAACTGTAACTACGATAAAGCGTCTTACCCATTCACCACCACGCTTTGCTGCTTGGTTGTGACTTTCATCGGAAGCCTTCTGCTTTTGTAGAACGGCTTGCAGGTTTGCTTGTTGGTTTGCAGCAAGTGTACCAATGAGTTTGAAAACAAACCCAGACGCACTACCGCCTATCATAGCTATTAGTTCTGGTGTCATATTTATATCGCTGTTGTAACTGCTAGTCGTTGTTCAACTAGCTTTCTATATCCTGCGTCTTCAGCATACTTAGCGTCTCTCATTGCTCTTGTGACTTCAGCGGCAGAACCAAAAGGTTTGACACCTGCGTCACTAGCAGAAGTA